CGTGTTGGAAATCTCCCATGCTCTTTATAAAACGATATAAACGCCATAATATCCCGATCATATACTTGTCTTGGAGTGTCCAGCATATGAGTCTCCCCATTGGGAAGCATAACATGATGGGTGTAATACCGATCATCTTCGGTTTCATGTCGATCCACGATAATCGTATATCCATCAACTTCATAAGTTTCCTGCATCATATTACGAGTATTTTTGTATTAAAGGATGAGAGATAACATTGGCATTAAACTTGATTCGTTTGTGATAACCACGAATGCGATCTCCTTCAATGTTATAGAAATGAGATACCTTACCGTTTGTGGTATCAATCACATTAGAAAAGATACTGGATGCGCTTTTCATACTGGATTGGTAATCCTTGCCTAGAAACAGGCGATAGTGAATTTTCCAGAATGTGGATTTGATCAGATTGATTGTTGGTTTCATACTTCGATTATACGCTAGTTTTTAAAAGGATGGAGGCGGGAGGCTAGGACTCCCCAAAACGCTTTCGCGCCGACCGGATTTCTTCCAATCCAACCTCCAAATCATTGTAATATTTTTTAGTCAGTCAACGATACCCTCGTTGATTTCGTAGATATTGGAAGGCTTGCCACGGGTTCCAGCAGGTTTCTCAACCTTGCCCACCACGCTTGCCTTGCCCATCTTGATTAGGGTTTGAAGAAAACCATTCACATAAACGGTATCCACTCCCAGCTTCTCACTCAGTTCTTTTACTGTTGTTTTCATGTTATTATTGTATTCTAGTTTTTGTTTGATTTTCAGATAGAAATTTGTTGCTCCAATGTCACGGAAGAATGCGGTGTCTCCTTCGATTGATTCAGGTTCTTGAGTTGTCCAAATGAATTGATCATCCTGATCATCATCTTCCGGTGCTTGCTCAAATACGATCTTATACTGGTCTTCCCCAATGTCAATGATTTTTGCGTCCTCCCCAATGGAATCTTTCCAATAGGAGATTTCCAAAGGTTTGTTGATAAGGGCTTGGGGATTGAATTGGGGATGCATTACTTTAATTTTTGTTGGAAATGCTCAACCAATACCATTCGTGGTGCAACCTTAACTTTAACCGTATCAACAACACTGAAAATAGTAATTGGTATGAATGTAAATGCGATCACGAATACTATAGTTGTCAACCATGCAATTAATTGATTATGATTATATTCAAAATTAAAAGCTTTAATACATGGTTTAATTAGAAACAGAGAACCAATAATCCAAATGATGCCGATGATTACCGCTATCATATTACTATAGAATGTCCAATTGAGAACTTCCTGACAGTAGAGAGGAGATTGTTCGCCAGTGAAGTCAACCAAAGATTGACCCGTCGATTGAAGCCATTGAAGGGCTTCGTTTATTTGTTGTTCGTTATTCATATTGATATTGATATTGTATTCTAGTTTTTAAATTCTACGCTTGTGATGTGATTGGCGTATTTCTCATGTTCACATTTTACTACGATCATAGGACTTCCCTCATGTCTGATATCCTCTCCCACTTGAACACCCCACCCATATTTGTAATGGACTGTATTCAAATCTGAGATGAAAAATCCAATCAGATCATTTGGATCAAGCTTCGGGAGTTCCCATTCAAAGCTATGCAGATTGAAAAACATATCTCCTCCAAATTCCTCAAGCCATACATAAGAACTGGATGAATTGAGTTCCGTTTTGAGAACAGTATATTCCTTTCCAATCTCCAGCTTTTTAGTATCTTCCACTACCTGTAGAAACCACGAATTGGTTTTATTGGTAATGGTTTTGATTTTCTGACCATCCTTTGGATAGGCATGTAGAATCTTGCGGTTGTCGAAGATACTACCCATTAGTCATTGCCTTGTTGTGGTGTCCTACCATAGACCTTTCGCGCTCGCTTGTTGGATGCTTTCGCGTTCCATGCAGTATCGCAAACGTCTCCCTTGAAGATTTTGTTGCCATTCGTTTGCTCATCCAATGTGCTGCACCATCCTCTTGCCCTAGCTGCTTTAGTTTTTTTATTAGCCATTTTATTTATTTTTTTTCGTTATATGCTTTGATTATTCCTTGTTTGTAGAATGGAAAATATGTTATCAATGTTTTAATATCTTTCCCATTTTTTATGAAAAACATCCACATTTCTTGAGAGATTGCTTCGGGATATTCCCCATGCTGGTTCAGATTGTAACCAGACTTGAACCAGACTTTTTGCATTATTGTCATATTATTATTTTTTACAGATTGAGAGAAAGGACAGAACCCCTGCCACTAGACACAGTGTAAGCCTAAATACCCCACTTGTCAAGTCGTCCATACCAATTTCGATGAAAGTTTTATCAGCTAGAAAGAATGAGGGGATGAACAGAAAGATTCCAATCAGGAAGAATACGGGAGTATTTCCAAATCCACTATCCAGAGCGAAAGGACGGGAGATGAAGAATGTTCCGACCAGTGCCAATAACATACCAAACAGTCCGAAGAATCCCATAGGGATGGACATGCCGATAAAGAATAAGATACAGCCAATGATTATTTGTGGTAGCTTGAACATGTTGCTATTGTATTCTAGTTTTTAATTGTTCTTTGGATGATCTGGCAATTCTTGGGATTCGGTAGCCCATCAAATTCCTCCACCGTGTTCCCATCAATGATCATAAGCAGAACCTTGAGGAATTCCCCGTGGGATACGATGATGATATCCTTATTACCCTTGAAATTATTCTTGAGATATTCCAGAAAGACAAATGCCCTCTGATAAACATCCGCAAATGATTCCCCTCCTGTTGGACGACGATAGAAATCAAATAGGTGATTGCGCTCTTCCCTTGTTTTAAATTGATTCACTTCATCCCGTAGATTGCCCCATGCTCGTTCGATGATTAGTGGGGATTCTTGATAAGAGGAACATATTGTCTTGATTTGTTTTTTGATGATGGTTGCTGTTTCCCTAGCTCGCACATATGGACTGTAAATCATGTAAAACATGTAAAAACTATCAATATCCGACAAGTTCTTACCAGCGTTTTCAGCTTGTTTCTTACCCTCTGCCGTAAGAGGGATTTTCCATTCGGGCATTTGGTAATATGCTTCAGGGTTAATATTACCCTCCGACTGACCATGGCGTATCAAATATAAGTTCATAATTTATTTATTATTTTCACAAAAGTATCAAGTTCATTTTCAGTTGTCGCTATCAAATCCTCGCTAACCACTTCATCATTTTCATTCTTAATTCGAATTTTATATGGATTATCTCTGGAAGCATCTATGATTGTTATCAAATGCTTTCTATAGTCCCCGAAAGTCCAAGTCAGTCCCCCATCATCAGAGTATTCATAGTAATAGAATTTATGATTCATGTTAAAATTTTCCGATTGCGTTTTCTTTCACCTTTTCAAAATCCAGATTCTCGTTCTCAAACCGTCCAGCCATTTCATACAGGACATACAGTGGTTCGCCAATCTCCTTTGCAATGGACTTTAACACATCTTCATCCTTTGTCAAATCCAAGTCTCCATACCACACCTTGCCGGATGATTCTGTGAAGACGTTGGCATTGAATACCACGACATGATCAGGATACTCTTCCCGATATCTGGACTTAGACCATGATATCATTCGGGCAATGTTCAACCCATGTTTTACAAATATATCAATCATATTAGCTTTCTTCCTCGTTATTCTTATTTGGAGTCTTCTTGTTTTTTAAGAAAGTATCGATGAAATGTTGAAACCCCCTCATTTGATAATATTTGTTTTGCCCAACTTTTCTAGCTTTTTTGGACTGGCAATAATAATAAAATTCCCCATCCACGAGACAAGTTCCTTCATTTGGAAATTCAACTCTATCCACAATTTTATTTTTCTCACACATATTATGCATGGAATTTCTTTTATTTTCCCGTGATTCCTTTCTCCATTTAGCCATACCCGACCAATCATCCCGTCCACCAGTTGGATCGGGGGGTATATCTTTGATGCTATTTAGAATTTCATCTATATTTATATCATCCTGATTATCCATAATATTATTTTTTAGAATCGTATTCTTTATTAATAATTTTGAACGTCTCACCTTTACAATGGACTACAACACCCTCAAAACCGATGTTCCCGTTCGCATACTTTTCCACCAGTTCCCCCGTAAGTTCAACATTTTGTTCCAGCACGGGAACATGTTTGAATCCACAAGCATTGGCTACTGTGATGAAATTGTGTTCTTCTTCCAGAGTGATATATCTACGCTTCTCAATATCCCACACACTGAACATTTCCCAAGATGTTTGTTCCTTGGCATCCACGTTGGCTTTGTGACCATTTCGACCATTACCAAAGCTCTCCCCACGAACGCATAGAGAGATTTGATTTTGAATGCAGTAATCTTTCAATTTATTGTCGATATCATATTGGGGAATATGCACTGTCCACACGTTTGGACATTCTGGCTTGAGTTCCAGAGAACGAGACATCACACCAAAAGTATCAGATTCCAAATGATAATAGAAACTTCCGCTTGAACCATCACGCTTTCTTGTAACCGTGCAAAGCTCTCCATATGGAAGAAAATCAAATTTATAATGATTGTCCTCATCGGTCTTGGGAATACCAAATGGTAGTCCACCTTTGGCTTGCAGGTCTTTCGGCGGCGGGGGTTCGAATTTTGTCACACCAATCATTTCAGAGATTTCAGTTCCATTCGGGAGATCATATAATAATCTTGCATCACTATAATCAGCGTAAGTATCTTTGGAACGGATGATGGTTTCAATCTCTTCCACAATTCCCATAGACCATTCCGATCTTAACTTGATTGCTCGCACCCTGCTACTCTTAGCCTTGTAGAATTCAGCCCAAGGCTTATCCGGTAGGATAGAATCAGGCCAGATGAATATGATTTTCTGCCCTTCCTTATATTTGCCCTTGGGGACAATCACTTGACAGTTACGGACTTCCAAGCACTCCAAGGCATCAGCGTTGGAATGCTCATATACACGGGTGATTTTTTCTATACTTGCTAAGTTGTTCATATTCTTGTATTTATTTTTAAAGTAATTCTGGATTCTGATTGATGTTGCCAATGACCTTAAAAGTGTAATTTTCGATCACAACACAACTGGAAACATTTCTGGTTTTTCACCATCCATATTAAATCTCAAATTTTTAATATTCTTATTTTGTCTCCTGAAATTCCAAGCTTTAATCAACAATCCCATAATGTAATGAGATTGTAATTTCGCTTTAGATAGCATATTATTAATCAATCTTTCTCTCAAGAAATACACGGGATCACCTTCTTGCAAATCTCTTCCCATGATCAAATCATTTACGAATTTATCAGCAGCATCAGCATCTTTTAAAGAAAATAAATAATGACAAGCAGTTAGAACAGATGGGGAAATCAATCTTTTGGTTTCCGCTGTTTTTCTCACACTTTCTCTTACTTCGGGATATTTTTTAAGAAGTTCTTCAACTTCCGTATTGGTATATCGCAAATTTTGATGCACTCTGCTAGTCATATACTTATCAACGACTACTAGAGCAGATGCTAATCTGGTGGTATTAATTTCTCCTCTCAAAGATAGGGTATTTGCCGCTGATCTATGTAGACCAGTATCAATGGTATCAAACACATTGAAATCCAATCCCTCGATCAATACTGTTTCAAATGGGATTCCACTCTCAACACATGCGAGAAATCGATGTTGACCATCAATTACATATCCTTCTTTACAAATTTTAATAGTATCACCATTCAATTTCCATCTATTATTCCTCATTTCCTTGGCTAATAGCAAAACATTTTTTCGGTTGATGGGACGATTTTTCGTATTTGCCATTAGAAATGACTTTGACATATTCGGTGTTATTGTTACAACGCTTGTTTTCATATTTTGTTTATTATTTGTTTTCATATTATTTCGTTAAATGTTTGTGTAATTTGTGACATTCTTGGGCGATCTTCCAGACAGCGTTCACACCCCTACCAAATTTCTGCATCTTACCCTCTCCGACAAGCTCCCGAAGGAGAATGCCAGCAGTATGTTCAGCAACACCAAGCTTGGCACACACCCGATCCACAGTCAAGTGGGGAGGTTCATCCATATTGAGAATTTCTTCCTTGCGAATCTCCGCAGTGGGAGTCTTATCCTTCTTAGGCTTTTCAGCTTCCACGGGAGCAACATAAGCACCCTTAAAGTCAAATCCCTTGGAAGTCATCATTGCCATATGAACCTTGGTTTCTCCAAAGCGATTCTTATACACATGGAAGAGACGCATGGTATCATCCTCCTTATCCACTGTGACTTTCATATTCACATCCACGGCATGAATGATATCAGTTCCACCCTTGGGCAGTCCTTGAGTGGTGATATGGAGAACGAACACCAGAACGCATCCGGTTTCCTTGGCAGTTGATAGTAGCAAATCTTGTGCGTATTGGTAAAACTCTCGCTTCTTCATTTTAGAATTGGAAGAACGAAGGGCTTGAAAGCTATCCACAACCATGAAATCGTAATCGGACATGGCTTCCGCAATATCTTCAACATTACTGATATGGGCAACATCAACATCTGTAACACCCAAACGCTTGCAAGCATAGGCAATTTGAAGATGGGATTCCTCACCAGATGCAATGGCAGCTTTCTTGCCTTGAGTGGTAAGCATTTGAGCGATTTGAGCCAATGCTGTGGATTTTCCAGAGCCTCCAACTCCGCATATGGAGATTGCACTTCCCGTCATAAAGCCTGAAAGATGTTCAGTGCCAAACATCATGTCAATTTCGGAACATCCCGTGGTCATCCTATTGAAATAGGAGTCGGGAATCTCGATTGAGGAGCATTTTGCGAATTTGGTTTCTAGTGTGTTAATCTGCATGAGGGTATTGTGTTCTAGTTTTTAAACGAAATCCTCTTTCTTACCATGAGCCGTGAAAGTATCATCCCTCACCCCAAAATCAATTCTGCCATCTTCGTAACCCAAATGATAGAACTCGTTGGATAGCTCTTCCATGACATTACGGATCGCTTCCATGTTGTCTTCATTACAAACTCCATTGTTATACAATTCGTTTAGTGCTGTTTCAATTTTCATGTTTTATGTTCTGATTCTCCATCAAGTTTTAATACTAATTCATCGCCTTCCACAACGATCATCCCCCGATCCATCATTTCATTGATCGTCTGGTTAAAGATAGCAGTTCCATCCCACTTGTCAAGGATATCTTTTGATTGATGGGGATATGACATGATCACACCCACTGTTCCTATCTCTTCAAGAGATAATCTTCCATCAAATAATTCAATCGGCAGCGTTATTTCGTTATTCATTTAATGTGATTTAAGCCACGATGCCAAAGTGTCAATTGCAAAGATTCCCATTACGTTGAACTGACCACACGCTTGATAGAATGCCGCTTGTTTAAATCCCGAATCGGAAGCATATATGAATGCCGTTTCATTGGGAGCTACCCGAACATAGAACTCTGGTAACTTCTTGGACACACCCCATCCCACCAGATTGTTCACCAATCGCTGGATAGCATCATCAGATGAGGGTATTGCACCTGAAAATACGAAGCCAAGGCTTTCGCTATGGTGGTATTTCAGTTCATGAATAGGTAATGTTTTTTCTTCAACCATGATGTATTATTTAAATTCAATTATTATTTTTTTATAGCTTGTATGTTTAAACTCATTAGTTTGCCGTTTGTTTTATCCATATGTGGTAAGTATGATTGACTATAATCGTCAATATTACTATGATCTGTATTACGCCAATTATATTCGTATATAAATTCGAATCCACAATCTTCAAGATCTTGTTTAAGTGAGTTAAAATCCCAGCAACAATAATGAAAATTCTCATTATAATCCTGCCCACCGTATATAAACCCTCTTAAAACTGTTAAATCTTTTGTTTGTTGATAATATTCAACAATTTTACTAAAATCAGGAACTGCAATACGTAAAATGCCTCCTGATTTTAGTATATCATACCAGCGTTTGATAACTGTCTTATATTCCCATCTACCAAAATGTTCTAGAACATGGCAAGCGTATATTGTATCAATAGAATTAAGTTGATATTTTCTCAGAAATTTAATATTATTAATTTCATCTACTCCGGGCAAATAGCGTATATCAATATTGGTATATCCTTCGATATGCTTATCTCCGCATCCAAGGTGTAATTTTATATTTGTCACAGTGCTATATATCTGTGTTTATGGCTCTGGATTAATAGATCAACTTCATTCTCTGGATCGATACGATTATCAACCATTGGAAAATGCATTAAACGTAATATTTCCCTCTTCAATATCTTTGAAATATTTCAAAGCGCGATTGGAGATATT